AGTTGGCTGGATAAATACTGCCCCGAGCAATTTGAGATAGTAGGGGCAGCTGAAAGCGAGGGAAGGGGATTTTCTGGCGGACTGTGGGACGAGACGAGTAAGGTCTCTCATCCTCTTATAGAGAGAGGGAGAGTCTACGCAAGAATATTTATCAGGCATAAGAAAGGCAGGTCACACGATTCACGATAGACGGTAGTGAGATTTACGCAAGAATCCTCATCAGGCGCAGAAAATAACGCGCTATACAGTAAAACCGTATTATCAATTGAGCGACCGATTCCGTTCGCAGAAGTCTTACGGTGGTCTTGTTGCAAACAATCTGGACATATCCAGACCGGAAATATACAGCCGCGAGGCAGCCCAAGCTGAATTCCGGGGCTGGCTATTTGGTATCGTGAACCTGGTTGCCAACAATGTCGCCCAAGCACCCCTGAGATTGTATGTAAAGACGAAAGATAGCGGCAAAAAAGTGCTGAATTACCGCACGAAGTCAGTGTGCCTAGCCCACAAACGGGTTGGATTGCAGAGTCGGGATAGCATGATTGAGGAAATCTTCGGGCATCCAGCACAGCAATTATTGAGAAAAGTGAACAATTATACAGATGGATTCGCCCTGCTGTACAGCACACAGGCGATTCTCGATCTGGTTGGAGATGCCTATTGGTTGATTCTGAGGGATACCACTGGCGTTCCTGCTGAAATCCAGCAGCTAAATCCATTGCTTGTCTACGTTGTCCCGAATCCGAATCACACCGCAATTATGGGATACAAGTATCTCACGAGGAATGGTGGAATCCAACTATCCATTGACGAGGTTGTAAGGTTCAGCAATCCAAGCATTTGCGACAGCAAATTCTCCGGAGTCTCGCCCGCTATCGCTATGTCGGCTGAATTGGAAAAGCTTAAAAAAGCCGGTGAGCTTGAATATAGCCTGATGAAAAACGCAGGCGTCCCGCCTATCATCCTTAAATACAAGGGCTTGCTGGATAAAAAGAAGATTCGAGAGCTTGAAAATCAGTGGAAAAGGGCAACCACTAATGACCGCAACGGCGGCATAAAGGTCATTGACAGCGAGTTCAGCGTCGAAAAAATAGCCCAGAGCCTCGAAGAATTGATGTTCAAGGATAGCAAAATCTTTGACCTGAAATCAGTGGCACTGGCATATGGAGTGCCGTATTCTTTGCTGGACGTGTCCGACCAGAAAAAGGCTGGATTGGACCAGATGCTTGAGATGCTGGCATTAAATTGTCTACAGCCACGGCTTGCCAGGATTGTCGAAGTCCTGAATCAGCAATTTATACCGATGTTCGATACGAGCGACGCTCTTGCTTTCGCTTTTGACGACCCGAGCCCCAAGGCTCCCAAGCAGGAAGCAGATGTACTAACGGCATATGTACAGGCAGAAATCATCACGAGGGAAGAAGCAAGGCAGATGTTGGGGATGTCACACTAAGGAGAGGATATGAAGAATCAAATCAAATTTGCCGATTACTACAAGCACCTGCCGCAAGATATTAAGGTGCTCATTGACGCCGAATTGTCCACTTGCGAGATTGACCAAGACGAATTGGTTATCAAGCGCACAACGGGTCAGCCTATCGAACAGAAGGACGTGGATGACACTGAGCATACATCTATAGGCTATGCGTCCACCCGCAACTTGGATTTCAGCCTCGATATTGTTGTACCAAAGGGCATCATCACAACGGTTTACGCCAAGAATCCACTGGTGTTTTACAACCATTTCACCGGCGCACCTCCTATCGGCAAGGCAGTCAAGGTCTCCAAAGACGAGATGGGGCTAAGGGTCAAAATCCAGTATGCGGTGGAAGAATACGAGGAAGCGTCCACAATCTACAAGCTGGTGAAGGGCGGGTATATCCGTCAGCACTCAATCGGTTATGTGCCACTTGAGTTGGTATGGAATGGGCAGACTGGCTTCGACGAGCTAAACAAGGCGTTGAAGAAGGAATACCCGGAATACAAGGGCGACGCAGAGCGAATCATTACCAAGACCCTGTTGCTTGAGGTTTCGGTTGTGAATATGGCTGATAACCAGTTTGCTTTAATCGGTTCGGTAAAGGGTTTGGGCGCGAAAGATTTTGAAGCCATGAAGCGGCTCGGGATGTCTTTCGATGCAGAAGAAAAGACCGAAAAAGATGAAAAAACTATTGAAATAAAGCATACCCATCTGCCCGAAAAAGATGAAAAAACTATTGAAATTAAGCTCATCCAGGAGCCCAACAAGATAATCCATCTTGTGTCACTGCCGCAGAAGCGAATTGAGTTAATCCAAGAAGCCACAAGGAGAGGACAAATAGTGTGGAACTAATCTCGTATTATTGATTGAAAGCCAATTATACCCAGGCATGGATTGATACGGCTGGACAGAAAAACGAGAATCTACACGACGGAAAGCACAGGAGAAGAGAAATGAAACTGAAACTTTTGATGGATATCATGGTTGCCTCGAAGGCGTATGTCGCCGGTTCGGTCGTTGAGGTAAACGACGAATTCGGCCAAGAGTTGCTCGAAGGCAAGAAGGCCGAGAAGTACGATGCCAAGACGATTAAGGTCGTTGAGGACGAGAAGCCCGAAGCTAAGACCGAAGTTAAGATTGCAGACCGCAATCTTGAAACCAAAGACGTGAAGGTTGAATCGAAGTCGTTGTCTCCCGAAGTCAAACTGGCAAACACACTGGCAATCGCTCGCGCAGTGAAGACTAACCAGTTCGACAAGCTGACCGTAGAGCAGAAGACTATTGCAGGACAGGGAGAGACCACGGCGGCTGACGGCGGAGCACTCGTGGATAACGAGATTGTGCAGGGCATCTGGTCCAATGCGGTTGCAACCGGACAGATCCTTCCCAATGTGCAGTCACGCCCGGTCGGAAAGAACTTCAACACGCTCGAACTCAAGCAGTTGAATGAATCCAGCGGCAGACCCTCGGACTACAATGGCGTGGTACTGGCGGTTTCTTCTGAAGGCGCGACCATTTCGGCACAAAAGCTGGCTTACAAGGCGGCTACCGCTGCTGTAAACAAGTTGACTGCTCTGATTCCCATGACGACCGAAATCCTTGAGGACGACGCTCACGGTATTCTGGCGTTCACGGAACAGCAAGTCGGTGCGGCTTACGGGATAAAAATCGACGAGGAAATCCTGTACGGTACCGACAGTCTGCTTACGGCTGCTGTCGGCAATTCTGGCTCCCGAGCCGTTACGCTGACCAATGCCGCAAGCCCCACGGCTGCTGAGTTGGCGAAGATGTACATGTCTCAGATTCGCCCCGACCGTGCCGAGTGGTACATGGGCGGTATGGTTTACCAGAATCTCATCACGCTGGAATCAACGCTCGGTCAGCCGGTGCTGGTGCCAAATTACGCGGTGAGCCCGTTCGGTACGCTGTTCGGTCGCCCGGTCCATGTCGTTTCGGCGATGCTTGGCACGGACGGCGAAGCAGGGACTATCGGATTCTGCGATTGGGCAGACGGATACGCGATTGGAACCAAGGGCGGCGTGAAGATGGCTCGCAGCATCCACGTCTACTTCGACACCGATCAGGAAGCATTCCGGTGGACGCTGCGGATTGCTGGATTGCCTACCAAGGCGACCACGATGCTTCTGAACGATGGTCGAACGGTAAGTCCGCTGGTGTTTGGAAACGATAGCTAAGAGATAAGGACGCGCCTTACAGGCCCCGAAAGCCCTGTTGGAGAACACCCAACAGGGCTTTCGATTTTCTACACTACACGAAAATCGTATTATCTATTGAACACGCCCAGATAACGGGTAAAACAAATGAAAGGTGTTGTTATGAAGCAAGAACAGAAACTCGCAATCTACAATGCTCTCCGTGGTAAGGCTATTGCAGGACAGGGAGAGACCACGGCGGCTGACGGCGGAAACCTCGTCGACAAGCTGCTCTACGAAGTAATCCCGCCCAATTTCATGCAGGGCTCTATCTATGAGCGATGCAATATTGTAAATCTCGTTGCGGCAAATGGTGTGCTCTTGCCACGGCTTGACACTACCGATGTTGACACCGGCGGCTATTTCGACGCACTGGCAAGCTGGATTGCCGAGGGTGATAGCATTACCCTGAGCAAAATCAAGTTCGATCAGAAGTCGGTAACGCTCAAAAAGTGTGCGGCCAGACTTCCGCTGACGAATGAGTTGATGGAAGACGTTGACGCTTTTATCGGCTATATCGGTCTTGTCGGTGGTGCTGCAATCAGGGCTGCAATTGAGCGAGCCATGATTTACGGCTCTTCCACTGAACTTGGTGGAATTACTGACGCCAACAAGGAAGCCACGGTATTCGTGGACGAGCAGGCTACTAAGGAAACCACGGCTAAACTGATGATTGCCAGCTACTACGGCGGGCAGAATGGCGTATGGACGATATCGCAGGACGTATGGGCTCAGATGATTCTGGATTACGATTTGGGGTCAGGACTCGTATTCACCGATAATGGTCCTACCCTGTTCTCATATCCGGTAAGGGTACTTCCTACGGCATCCAGCAATTGTATGGTGCTTGCAGACTGGTCACAGTTTGTGATTTTCCAAAAAGAATTGCGGCAGGAAATCAGCGAGCACGTCTACTTTGCGACTGACCAATCCAGCATAAAGCTGGTTGCAAGGTTGCAGGGTGCTCCAATCTGGAGTGATCCGACAAACGTACAGGATACATCCATTGTCTCGCCGTTTGTAGCTCTCTCGTCGATGGAGACGTCCTAAATTTACGAATTTGGGGCATGCAGGAAGAGTTGTTAGCTCCCTCTTGCTGCCTCTGCCCCATACCTACAGGAGCGCGTTATGGGCAAATTAAGCACAAAAGAAATCTACAAAATCTGGTATCCGTCGACCACGTTGACCGATAACCAGGTAAATGCCTATATAGAATTGTCGTCAGAGGCAATTCAGGCGTATCTCAATCGTGATTTAGCCGCCACTACCCGCATTGAGAATCACATGTCCGCTGGTGACAATATCGTGATTCTCGACGAATACCCCGTGAACAGCATCTCGCGGGTATATGCCTCAAAAGCACTATGGGCAACACTTGTGATAACGTATATGTCTCATCCGCTACTTATTTCCGCGAAAATCAAATATACAAACGGTCAGGCATATCTTGACGTAACGAATCAGGCGATGGGATTTACCAAGTCGATTGAAATACATAATGGCATAACGGAGTTTTTGGATAACGCTGTCCTTGAAATGGCAGATGTGGACATAACTGCTACATACACAATTCAGAGTCCTTGTCCGTTAGCGGAAACCACTCTTAATATCTATGATGTCGTGCAGACCCAGGGGCATAACAACATGCGAATAGAACTGTACGGAATCGACCTTGGCGGCCGGGTTACATGGATGATGGAAGACGACAGGACGATGGTGCTCAACCGCCGAATCCCAATCAGCAGCAATGGTATCCAGGTACTCTACAATGCGGGCTACACGCTGCCGAGCACGACTAACTATGGTACATTGCCAAGAGCAATCAATGATGCCTGCAATCGTGTGGTCGCTGCTATCAGTGCTACAGACGCCAATGGCGGGGCGAATATGCAGTACAAGAGAGAAAAGCTAGGTAATGCTGAATATGCCAATTGGGATGGCTACGCGGAAGCGGCAGCGGGAAGTTACGTGACTGGTTTAGTGCAGCGATTTGTACCGCAAATTGACAAGTACCGCAAGATTGATGTCGCCTACTACTGAGGCAAATAATGAGTATACTGCATCTACTGCAAAATACCGCTAAACTGTATAGCCCTACGCACGCACAGGACGCAGTAGGGGGCGACGTGGCTACTTGGGCATTGATTGGTACTTACCCTTGCCGTATCGAGCGATTACGCGGCAACCGTGACTATCAGCTTGGGCGCGATAACACGGAAGCTACTCACCGGGTATATGCCGGTACGGCAATCGGCAGCACGCTCGGTCTTGATGATGTGATGGAGATCGGAAACAGGCAATACAAAGTAATCGACTTTGAGAACCTTGACCCGATTATCAGTGATTCGCAGTTATGCCACCATGAGATTGACGTGAAATATCTCGAACAACGCATATCGGTGACATAAATGTGGCGTAGGGAATTACAAAGATTTGCGAAGCAAGCATTCGTTAAGAAATTGGATGCGGTCGCGAATGAAATAAAGATTGAGGCAAAAACAAACGCCCCGGTCAAGACTGGGAGATTACGTGACAGCATTGACGTGATAATCGTCAGCGAGAACAAAAGACTGATCGGCAGCGACGTGCCTTATGCTTGGTTTGTAGAGATGGGAACGCGGAAGCAGCGGCCACAGGCATATCTCCGCAGGGCATTGATGCAGGTCTTCGGGAGGACGATGTAATGTTTGTGAAATTAGCAACTTCGGTCGTGTCAAAGTACAATGGATTGACAATTACAGGCAGTCCAAGGCTGTATGCTGACGTGATTCCAGATGAAGCTGCATATCCGGCTTGTACATACTCATTTCCAGCCTCGGTGAACTTTTTCGACTTCTGCTCTGATTTTTACGATTTTTTGTTGCAAATTAGCGTTTGGGATAATGCCACAAGTCCACTCGGAATGCTTGGGATTATGGATGCCGTACATACTGGTTTCAATAACGCAATACTTTCCGGACTGGACGGCACGCTTGTGAGACTTGACCCCGCTGAACAAAACTGGGGGAAAGACCAGAACTCAAAAGGATGGCAGGGCATATTGCAGTACAGGATAATGATCCACAAGGCAAGGTAGAGAGCAGCGCTCTGGAGTAGCAATATCGTATTATATTGTGAAGCGTACAACCATAGGCAAAAGACGTAGAGTAACAGATAGGAAGGAATGGTGATATCATGGGCGGCACTAGTGGTAAAACTGGCAAAGCGGTAATCAATGGCAGCACACTGTGTGCGACGGAATGGTCGCTTAACTACGAGCAACGGCTTCGGTCAACTCGAACCAATATGTGGAGGTTGACCCAAACACCCTGGTTAATGTCTCTCTGTCCAATGACGATGTGACCTATGGCGGGTCGGCACTCGTCAACACGGCTGCAACGACGCCTGTAGCAGGTATTCTTAACTACGTGTACGACGTTCAGTTCAGCGGAGCAATCGACGTCGACGCGTAAACAAACAAGGAGCTAACGGATGAAATTCAATGTAAACGGCAAAGAGTACGAATCGAAAAAAATCAATGTTTTCGTGCTGACAGACAAGATGTGTGACTGGATGCGCGAAAGGCTTATGGCTGACGCGGCTGCGTTTGCTAAACACCTCGAAGGCACTGATAAATCCAAATTCCTACTCGATGCATATCGCAACCTACCTGGCAAAGACAAGTTGCTCGAAATGGCAGAGAGTCAGATTAAGTCGTTTGATGGAATTCAGTGGCTGTTGGAACAATCCTGCGGCGAAAAAATAGCGATTGATACAAACATCGACGACTATATCCCGATTGTGGAATACGCGATGGGGATTGAGCCGGAAAGCGAAAAGCGGGAGGATAGCAAGGAAGACCCTTTGACGGAGGAAAAGCCAAGTCAGGCTTGATGCGGGTCATCGAATTTGTAAATAACCCAAATCTATTCCCGCTGCTCGCTGCTACTTATGGGTTGTCTTTCACGGAGTATTGCAAGTTGCCGGTAGATGTGGTTTTCAACCTGTACCACAATTGGCAACCGGCAGCGGGCATAAGGAGCGGCACGGAGGTATTTTCGGTTTCGGCAAAGGCGTGGGCTAAACTAATGAATCCTGATACGCCCGTTGGCACTATTACGGGTATCGCAATGCCGCCTGAATTCGGTCGGAAATTGCGAATACTAAAGGAGCAGACTGGCAAGGACAAATTCGAGCTACAAGAAGCGATACGAGAGATTGCCAAGAGAGGTATACAATGACGGGTAAGGCTGGTACAGTCGGCAAAGCATATCTCGACGTAGAGCTACGCATGGACAAGGTGTTGGCCCAAATCGCCCAAATCCAATCACGGCTTAATAGTCTCGTCGCGAACGTTGGCATATCCGACGCAACAAGAACAAGAGCAAGTCTTGCTGGTGGAGCAAGTACGGGCTCCGGAGCAAGTCTTGCCGCCGGAACAATTCACGCCGCCGGAGCAAATCTTGCCTCCGGAGCAAATCGCGCCGCCGGAGAAATTCGCGCCGCCGGAGCAAGTCTTGCCGCCGGAACAATTCACGCCGCCGGAGAAATTCGCGCCGCCGGAGCAAATCTTGCCGCCGGAGCAAGACTTTCCGCTACTCTCGCGAAGCTGGGAATTAAACAAGATTCACGTGATTTGCTTTTTAAACATGTGAAGGAACATGTGAAGGAGGGGGTGACTCGCAGCATCACCCCGAGTAAGAAACTCCCTCCTCCACTGCCGCCTAGCGGATTTGAACAAGCTGCATCGAGGTTCACCGCGCGGTTTCCCCAGTTGTCCGCCAGACTCTCGCGCATTAACGGTGCGCTATCTTCAGCAGTCAAATCGTGGGGATTGATGACAGCCGGTATTTTTTCTGCCATCGCCGCATTGCGAATGGTCGCAAGAGTTGTGGGCAGGGTAGTTGGAAGTTTTGCAGACCTGTACGAAGAAATCAACAAGTCCCAAGTTCTGTTTCGTGACGCAATGCCCGTTGCGACGAGATTCGCTAAACAAATGGCTGCATCATACGGATTGTCCGCGACTGAAAGCCTCAGAACAATTAGCGACATCCAGAATGCACTGATTCCTTTTCTCAAAGACAGAAAACTTACCGCTGGTCTGTCGGAAGAGTTGGCGACCCGAGCGATTGATATTGGTTCCTTGCGCAATTTGGATACAGCCGAAGTTACGACTTTGATGACCAGTGCCCTGATTCGTGGCGGTCGCGCTGCTCAATCTCTTGGCTCGTCAATGTCTGACGTAGAGGTTAGGGCGAGAGCCACAAGAATAGCGGCTCAGCGTGGCGGTGATGCCGAGTCTATCACAAACAAGATTCTAGCCAGACGAGAGATTATTCTCGAACGTACTGCTGACGCACAGGGAGACCTGTTCCGGACGGCAGACTCGATTGCTAACGCATGGCGCGGTGTCATGGGCACGCTTAAGAACGTTGAAGCCGTAATTGGCAAGATTTTAGACTCTTTGGATATTGGTGGATACCTGGTCGCCTACCGTGGCATATTGGGATTTTTAGGGCAAATTGGTTCCGCTTTAGCATACGCCCTGCAACCATTGCGATTTCTGCTTAGTCTTTTGTGGAATTTCCTTTCACAATGGGCGATAGGAAAACAGAAGTTACTTGAAAAAATTGGCAGTGGTTCAAAAAAAATGGTCAAGGAGTTGTTTTCATTCACGACGAACGCTGCTAAGTGGGGGGAGGCCAAATTCTACGAGGAGATGGCAAAACGCAAGCAATTGATGGTACAAAGCCGAATTACTGGTGATGATAATAGTCTGGCGATTGCGGAGATTGAAAACCGTATGAGGTTGTACCGATTGCTGGTTGAATTTTACGGAGACGGCATCGAACTTCCGTCAGACCCGATAGAGGGCTTGAACGATGAACTCGGAAAAACCGAAAAACTTACATCTAAAATCATAAAAAACATCGCGAGTCTGATTGAGGAGGCTCAGGACTGGAAGCAGACAGGCATGCCGGATTTCAAAAATATCTCCGGCGACATGGCTGGCTTTAAGCGAGGTATGTATCGCACTCCGGCGGGAGACGATGCTTACAATTTTTCTGGTTCCGCAATCGCCAGCGCGATTGATGATGCTAACTACATGGATGATGTAAGGCGGCAACTCGACTTGTATTACAGCGGAGATAGTCCCGAGGTTGTTGAATTGCTTAAGATCCAAATCGAAATCCTTAGAGAAGCCGTAAATTCAAAAACGCCACTATTTGCGAGGTAATGCAATGCCTGGATATAAACTGCTACGAAATAGCTATGAACTCGAAGTGACTAGTGGGGCAATCGACGACGAATTTGCAAAGGGTTCTGCTGTTCTGGAATTCATCGGTGGGACACTCGGATATAGCACCGACCTCCCAGCCGTCGGCGACCACCTGCATGATTTGTCATATTATGTTTCAGGGGGGTCTTCAATTGTTTATTTGTGCATTGACGCCAAATCTATTAAGCAAGTACCGTATCACTACCAAGGAGAAGAAAAGTGGAAATATACGGTTTCCTACAACTCCGAAGATTCTGTCAATAGCGAATTTTTCGCCATGCAAAGCACCCCCGAGGCAATTGTATCCGTCAAGCCGTCATATTGGCGTTATGGGTCCACGATGGACGACGATGAGCCACCTGTTGGTGTTGGGGGTATTACTGGCAGCCTTGAGGGCAAAATTAGGAAAATCGTGGTTACTGGTACTTTCAAGCAGCGCAAAATTGTTCACAAGTCATGGTTGGATACGTTTTTCAACAACTACAAGGCCATTGCTGGCAAACTTAACGTCCAGTCCGAAGTTGTATTTTTTGAGGAAGACGGCGAGGGGTCTTATTCCATTGAGTTCAAGCAAGGACAATTGCTTATTGGCGCGATGGATAACGGTAGCAAGCGGGGTGACGGTAAATACATTTTTGAAATCACTTTCGCTTACCGCATTATCGGAGATAAGAACGGACCCCGGTCTGAAGACATCACAGACAACGATTGGCAGTATGTACTGGCAGACCAAGTACAGGACGCCGGTTGGATGATACCAGTGAGGGTAAGTAGCGACACTGGCACCGGTGCCACATCTCCGGTGACTGAGCCGTTTGTATACCGATATGTAGCAATAGTCGGTGATTCCAACGCGCTTAGAGATTTCATCGATTTCGATTATAGCGAAACGTAAAAATGAAGAAAGCAGACATCAATGACCGCAGCATTAACCTAGAGACCTTCAATCAAATGGTTGAAGCAGTTGGTCAGGTAATGACTACCGATGATTCCATCACAAAGGGACCAGCGGGATTCGGTACAAGCCAAGATGCTGCTGTCGATTCCGGATGGAGCGTTTCTATAGTCGGCCAGAATCGTATCAGGATTGTTGTAGGCAGCATGATTGTGGGCGATGGGTATGACGTGCAATTCGACATCGACCACTCCGTTGGCTTTATTACCAGTATCTACGATTGTTGCCAGGCCACCCCATACAACAAAGACAGCTATCAGGGGTGTCGCTCCATTGTGTATACTATCCCTGCATCCAAATACGCCACGGACGATGCAATACCGCTGTCAATGAGTCCCGAGGTAACGGGTGTCGATGGGGGATTCCGTAAACTTTATGTCGTAGCCGCTGCCGTGAATTACGATACCACGCTGGGTAGGGTCAACCCCGTCGGCTCCCCCAACCGTGGTATCGTATTTGTAACCAATAGACTTGCGCTCGCCGGTCAAGCCCCGCGATACGACAATGACGACATAGATACGCAGGCGTGGTCTAAGTATGCAAAAGCTATTGCCGAAATCTGGATTTATTCTGATGGGCACGTCGCACGGGTTGAACAACTCGTCCACGGCGACATTAAACTACTCTCAACCGTTGACGACAGCAGACGGCAGAGCAAGTTTGTAACAACCGTCGACCTCACCGCAAAAATACCGTTATTTGGTGAAGTACACGCCACGGGTGCAAGTAGGAAGACGATTGAAACTGCTGACAGGGACAACGCTAATTGTGGCGTGCAACAATTGCAAGCCGTCGATCTAATGCCGGAAGACTCAATGGGCGTCCCCGTATTCGCGTCTACCCCCGGATATTGCGATTGTTGCGGCGTAAGTGGCGAATTGCAATGGGCAAGCATTGATGCCTGCTACAAGGCTTGCGTCTACCCTGATGTGACGGATACTCATTACCAGCGCACGATTGAAACACGATGTATCGCGGAAGACCATCTCCGCGTCGGTCCCGAGCGCGTATTGCAACTTCACTGTGTGGATCAAAGTCCCCAGAAGGTATGGAGTATCGGCGCGTACAAGCATTACGGCAATGCAGGGGCTGGCGAACTACAGTGGCTACAGCTTGATTCAGATTTAGGCGGTCACGCTTTAAGCGACGCCAATGCTCCGCTACCGAAATCGACAGCCGTTAATGCTGCTGTCCCGATGAGTCTGGAGTGGGGATACGCTTGCGATACGTGCAAACCATATCAATCGCTGTACGATTTTACGCATGCGGGCGGCGCATATTCATGCTCCGGATCGGACAAGTTGCTTGTTAGAGCCGTTGAGTGCGGTGTGCCTACGCTGCGCTATGTAAATGTTTGTGACGTAGGACATGTTACGCCGGTTACTCACTATTGTCTGTCTGCAGGCGCAGGTATCTGCATTGGCGGAGGCTACTACGATCCAGTAGGCGCAGCCAAAACAATATGCACTGACTGGTCAGCTATGCCTGTCTGCACGTTGCCGCACACAATGCTACGCGGCGGTTTGGGCTGCTATTGCGCCGACGGAAGCGGCTGGACGTTATGGGATGACCACGGCGGCCGCAGGCGTCAGGACGGCAGGAGCGACATCGATGTAGGATTATATCCCTACATGCTGATTGGCAGCAGGTGCGGTTGCATAACCAAATCATATATGTATTGCCGTAACAGCCTTGCCGCCCCTAACTATCTGGGTTCTTGCCTTTACGTGCAGAATAAGATTTTCGGTGAATCATGCGAGGAAGCCACTATTGGGTGCCGAACCACCGGAGGACTACAACTACTTGGCGGTGCATCTATCACGAAAAAGCTACAGGCATCAGCGTTGGCAATTCACGGCTCAGGGGCATGCATCGGGGCAACCGATGCCACATTGCAACCCGCCACAGCCGACATGGGCACACTTGCCCTAGGCGCAGCGGGTTGCAAATACGCCCAGGTCAATAGCCGAACGGTCGCCAGAAACGACTATACCGAATGCGTGCATAACGAAGCAGTAGTAGGCGAGCGCGAAAGTTGTATAGCCAACTACTTTACTCATCCTATTACCAGCCATACCGGAGTATTGTGTACTTGCGGCTACGACGAGCTCGTCGTATCCGCTAGGTGTATACACCATAGCAGCCTTTGCTCGCACAGCATCCAGTCATCAGCGTTATCGCTGACTACAGATTGCATGTTATCTTCGGATATCGATGGTACTAATTGCGGGCACGGTCTCACTGGCTGTTATGGTCCAAACGTGCTGAGATACGTAAACGGAATCATGGTCGAGAATGTAAGTTGCGTTACACCAGTGACAGATGGAACTTACACGGTAGGCATCGGAGAAGCGCAGAACGGTACAATCACAATAGCAAGCGGAATCATAACTGCCGTGCAAGAGGCAATAGCGTAAAGCCGTATTATATAATACAGACATGGAGGTCAAAAATGACAATCAAAAACGTAGTTTCGTCCGCCGATACGGCTGGAAGCCTTGCCGTAACAATCGCTCCCGTCACGTCCGGGATTCTCAAGGTCGTGAGTTGGGTATTTTCGGCAGCACAAACCGGAGTGAATTACACCATCACGCTTACCCGTGCCGCCGTAGTTAATACGCTGGCCGCAGGTACCTATACCGGTACCAGCATCAATTGGTACGCCGATGGCACCGTTTATCTCAAAAAGGGCGACGTGTTGACTATCACACAGGACTCGGGAGCCGTAGCCACAGTGTCTGTCACGGTGGAGTAAGGGAGATACTATGCAAAATCAAGGCGTATGGGTTATCGATGGTAAAGCATTGTCTTCATTGTCAGGGTCCGGCGATGTGCGTATCGGCAGCGATGGGTACATGTATATCTACAATTCCGACACGGCAAAATGGCATAAGGTCAATATCCGTGGCGCTGCTGACCGCGTTGTGCTCGGTATTGAGCAAACTGGCGTAGAAACAATACCTTGAGGGGACAAATATGAAGAAATTACTGACTAAGATTGCGGCTGTGTGCGTGACTATCGTTACCGCAGGAACCATTGCCAACGCGGGAACGCAGTACACGGTGATGCGTGACGAAAATTACGGCATTATCGACTGGGCTACCCTCGCGGCGTCCAACGACATTGCCTCGACTACGGGCTATCAGGCTGCTGATACAGCCGTATCCAATGCCCTTGTATCGGCTGATACAGTAGTGAGTAATGCCCTTGTATTGTATGTCGATGAAACACGGTGGCCGAATACCACGTCACGCCGAGCACGAACGCAGCCACAGCAGGCAGCAATTTGGCGAACACATACGCCGCCGCCGAAGCCGCATCCCCAACGGCCAGCAACAGGGCCGTGGTTGTCTGCTCTCCCGGCGTCTACGAGATTGCATCGACGCTAGCATGGGATACGGAGTATGTAGATCTGGTCAGCCTCACAAGCGAGCGCGACGTGTTTCTGATTGGCTCAAACGTCCAGTTTACCGCCGACCAACAACCGACACGTTTCTCTACATGGGCGACGCGAAAACGAATCAGGTCTGGCGTAATGTCAAGGGCGGGGATTGGCCGTCGTCGCCCGTGTGGTGGGATGGTAAGGAGTTCGCCGGGGCAATATATGACAGCGAAGTTGGTAAATTATTCGGCTACGACGGTACTGTAAGCGGCACGGTCAGTGGTAACGTTATCGGCAGCGATTTCGGCTTTTATGGCACGGTCAGCGGCACCGTCAGCGGCAACACCATTGGTAACGGCTTCGGCACCTTCGGTACGGTCAGCGGCACCGTCAGCGGCAACACCATCGGCGACTATTGCGGCGAACAAGGCACAGTCAGCGGGACGGTCAGTGGTAATACCATCGGCGACTATTGCGGCTACAACGGCACAGTCAGCGGGACCGTCAGCGGCAACACCATCGGCGGCCCATTCGGCTACAACGGCACGGTCAGCGGCACGGTCAGCGATAATAACATTGGCGATTTTTTCGGCTTGTATGGTACAGTGAGCGGCACGGTCAGCGGTAACACTATTGGCGACAATTTCGGCGACAGCGGCACCATCACCGGCACAATCCTCCGCAACACATTCACCGGCAGCTACGAGCCTCCCACCGGCGCGGGCAAATACATCGACTGCCGTATCCAACATCACACACTCAATCACCGCCGACAGCAACGCAATTCCAAGCAGCGCGGCGGTTAAAACCTACGTTACGGCTGCCACTGCAACCCAGCAGACCCCCATCGAACTGACCAGCGCGACGACAGTCACGGTCAGCGAAACATCCGGCCCTTTGTATTGCCTCGATCTGGCGACAAACGCCAC